GACCTCAATTTGGATTCTGGAATTTCCGGAAAAATTTTGGAAAATTTGGGTTTTGTTTAATATCTTTGTCTTATGGAAAAAATTAGAGTTGTGGTGGATGTTGAATTCGTGGAACAGGGGAGAACTAACATTCAGGTTTTTCAACCTTCTTCTCAAGAACCATTAACCAATCAAGAGATGGCTCACATCTTAGGTGGGGGACTTGCTTTGTGTATTCGTTCTTGTGAGAATGATTCTGAGGTAATGGAAGAGATAATGGATTATTTGCAGAAGGAATTCGTCAGTACAGATTTCCACATTGGAGAGTTTGGAACAGGGGATTCGTCTGAGAGGGATAATTAAATGTTCACTTCAATGAACATTATAGTTCAAGTATAAATTTAAACCCCCCAATATTTATCAGTATGGATTCTAAAAGGAAGGAGTATATTGTAAATAGAATATTCAATTCTGTTTTCAGGCCAAAGGTTAATGAACAGTGGGGTATTGATTTGAATCTTAAAATCTCTGTGAATGATGATTGGGTTGATAGATGGACATATGAGTTTATAACCTATCCGAAAAAATTTGTTTTGAAGAATCCTAATGAATATGGATGGAACGAAAATCGTTATTGGTCTACATCCACCCTTATTAGAAATACTTTGACTGAGGCTTTGGAATACTCGGGAATATATGGAACTGATGAATTTAAAATTTTAACATCTGATAACAATAACATATACAACCAATTTGCAACCTATGATAAGGTATCTTATGGAGCAGAATCTAAAAATAAGGACACCTCTGAGCGTAACACTAATTTGCCGTCATTTATCATTGACAACCATGGGGGTGTAACTTCTAAATTATCAGGTATTAATTATAATGTTTTATTAAATGGAAGTATTGATGATGATAATTATTTTTTCTTTGAAGATATTGAAAATAGTGATTGGTGGGATATGCTTGATAACGATACAAAAAACGATTTTGTAAAATATTTTGGTTAATTATTAATTTCCCCCATTTTTTTATTATCTTTATTGTATGAAAGCAAATGAATTGGTGAAGAATGATTTATTCTTGATGAGATGGGAAAAAGAAATAAAAAAATTTAGAGTTGTATATTCCTATAGTGATTGTGTCTATGTCCACGCATTGGATTGGGACAAGTCAAACCTTATAAAAGTTGGTGAGAAAGAATTAAGTGATTGTCATTACATTGGACGAATGAGCAAACTAAGAGCGTTCCTTTTATTTTAATATTGGAGTTAATTAAGGTACGCCGGTGACGGTTCCCGACTCCCCCTACCCCCTCTTTTCTCCCCCGCCGTTCACCGACCTTCGGTCGGATGTCTCCCCGTCCGAACCCCTTCGGGGTTATTGTCCCCTATTTAATAATTTATAATGAAAGGGTCTCTCAGAAAAAGGGGTTAATCCATATATTTATTATAAAATTAAATTATGAAAAAGATTGTTAGACTTACAGAATCCGATTTGACTCGTATTGTTAAAAGAGTTATAAAAGAGCAAGAGGAGGAAATGTTTGCAACTCATGATGCTCATGACGGAAAGTATTATGACACTATGGATAGACGTGTGGATTCAGATATTGAATTTTCTGAAACAAGAGAGTTCGGTCCTGAAGATTACGATAGTTTCATGGAGTACATAAACAACTGTAATACAAGATGGTGTTTAACCACAAAAAGAATGTATGATATGTATGCCAATAAAGGTAATATCACCGTAGGTAAAGGGATTAGAAGATAAATTACTAAGTAAAATTAAAATATGAAAAAGATTGTTAGACTAACAGAATCCGATTTGATTCGTATTGTTAAAAGAGTTATTTCCGAACAAGAAGAAATGCCTAAAAAACTTCGTGGTAATTATAGAATTAGAAGTTGGATGCCCAACTCATGGTTCGATGAAGATGATAGAGCGGTTAATCCACTTGATATTGAGGATTTTGAAGAGGAAATTGAGTTTGGTCGTGATGACTATGAAAAATTCTTAGATTATACAAAAGATATTCCAAATAAGTGGGATTTTAAAAGAGAAAAGGATTACTATGACCAACACTATAAACCAGGTCGTGAGTTACCACTTAAAATTAGAAAACTAAGAGGTAAATAAATTTAAACCCTTCTTTTAGAAGGGTTTTTTATTTGATTAAAGTGGTATTTATCATTAATGGGTAATAATTTACATACATTAATTAAGACTATTTTAAATGAGAAAATGTCTTGGGATTACGAATCAGTAAAAAAAGAGGCAGAAAAGTACCCAAATAGAAATCAATTTAAAATAAATTTACCTGGTGCATACGAATTTGCAGTCAAAAATGGTATACTTGACAAAATACTACCCATCTCAAAGAATAAATGGGATTATGAATCTGTAAAAAAAGAAGCGGAAAAATACCCATCATATGTTGAGTTCCAAAAAAACTCACCAGGTGCCTATAATTTTGCAATTAAAAATAAAATTATTAATGATTTTTTTCCTGCAAGAAAAATATGGGATGTGAAATCTATTGAGGATGAATCCAAAAAATACAAATCAAGACAGGAATTTAAATACGGGTCCCCAACATCATATGTTTCTGCTTGGAGAAAGGGAATGTTAGACACTTTATTCCCCCAAAGATTAACCACTTCTGTTGGTGAACGAATAGTTGATGAATTTTTAACAAAAAATGGTATTAATTTTAAACGAGAAAAAACATTTGAAGGTTGTTTTGTTGAAAAAAATAACAAATGTTTTAAATTAAAATATGATTTTTATTTACCTGAGAAAAATACTCTAATTGAGTATGATGGAATTGGTCATTATAAACCTGTTGACAGATTTGGTGGTGAAGAAGGATTCTCCACTAGACGTATGTATGATTTTATTAAAGATAAATTTGCTGAATCACAAAATATGAAATTAATTAGAATACCTTATACTGTCAGAACTATTGATGAAGTTGGAAAATATTTGAATACTATCACAGAATCTGACATAACACGTATAGTTAAACGAGTACTTAAAGAACAACAAAGCGATTTATCTAAATGTGCCAATCAATATGTTGATTTTCTATTTGAACCGTCCATTATGGATGAGAATAACGAAGTTCTTGATGGTGGCGATTTATTCTATTGGAACAATAATGAAATACCTCAGTTAAATGACACCGAAGCTTTTATTAGATTTGTTAAACATTTAAAATATGTGATAGAAGATGTTAAGATATTTTCAGATGAAGAATGTGGTGACGTTACTTTTGAGAAGATTATCCCAATTATCCAAAACCTTTATCGTGAAAAGATAACTAAGACAACTAATAGTGAGAAAAATCCTGACGATAATTTTTACAAGTTAATAATTGGGTTGTATTCTGAAAATGGTCAAACAGTACCAATAAACATTAGAAGAAGAATGTCAAATTTTTCTGTTATTGAGTCCATCAATCAAACTATGATTGATAATCCCCCAAATGAATTTGATGATGAGTTTGAATATGCGGATAATATATTAAATTGGACTGCTGAAATTTATTATCCTTATTTAGATGAAATAGACAGTATGGATGAAATTATTGATTTTATGAAAGAAGAATATTCAGATATAATATTTGACAATTTCTATTCCCAAGAATAATTGTAATTTAAATGACTAACCCCTCCTAATACGAGGGGTTTTTTATTTGTTTGGGTATTTATTATAAAATTAAAGTATGAAAAAAGTTATCAGACTAACAGAAGCCGATTTGGCTCGTATTGTTAAACGAGTGATTCAAGAACAAGTAACAAAAGGTAGAAATAATCCAAGATGGATTAAGTTATTTAACGTATTAAGAAATATTGGAAGTCCAAAAGTTTTAACATTTAAAGATTTTGACGGAAACCCTAGTCAAAGTTTGAATTGGGGTACTACCAAAACTTCAAACGCAGATTATGGGTTAGCTGCGAGTGATGCTCATGAATCGTTTTATTTGATGTCAGATAATAAACAACTATTATCATCACTTTTTAAGTGGTGGTCTAACAAAGGATATAAAACGGACGTTATTGGTGGAGAGGTGATGATTAATTTTGATAATGTGGATAAAATATCATCTGATTTGCAAAATTTCTTCAAATCATTTTCACCCGTAGGTAAAATGTCAATTCAAGAACAAACATCACCCTCTAAATATCAAATAAACCAAGTTTATGAAGGAATTAGAGTCCCAGCATGGAAGAACGGACCTCAGGATTTAGATTCTAAAAACCAAAAATACACTCTTACAATTGGAGAGGTTGATGGTAGAGACGTTTGGGCAAATATTAACGGACCGGGTGTTTATCAAGGAAGAAAATTTCCTCAAAAATTCGCCCTAAGTATCTCAATTCCATCTGAGATTGCGAACGGTATACCTAATGGTTTATGTGGTAACTCGGAATTGGGTTGTTTTACACAACTGAAAAGAATTAAATAATTATGAAAAAAGTTATCAGACTAAACGAAAGAGAATTAACTCAGATAGTTCGTAAGGTTTTAAAAGAACAGGGTGTGGTACAACCAACAAATGTAACCCCTAAGGATGTTAATCCTGTTTTTGATTCTTCAATGTTATCACGAGTTAAATCTCAAGCTAAGACATTATCTGGGAATAATCTTATTATGATGAAAGTATTGAAAGCAATGAAACAACTTGACCCTGAAGCGTATAACATGATAACAAAAGGTACCGACCCTATTGCAAGAACCCCGGCTGGTGATGTTGTTGTTGGTGGAACACTTATTTCACTTATTTATACATTAGTACAAGAATTGAAAGGGGAATAATATGAATATTATTATTTCAGAATCACAGTATAACAAACTGTTTGAATACAAAACAATTAGATTACAAAAAGAAGGATTACACGACACATCATGGGAAAATGATGAAGGTGATAAAATAACCCTTATGGATTTATTGAACGCCACGGAAGATATCCCTGTGGAAAAAATATCGGTAGAAGAACTTAAACCATATCTATTAACTTGGGATGGTGATGAGGAAGAAAGAGGAAAAATAGACAAGGCCGATTTACAATACCCAATATTAATATTTGTTGATAATGATGGTAAATTCATATCAATTATAGATGGACACCACCGAGCACAAAAAGCAGTAAGAAAAGAGTTAGAAACAATCAAAGCAAAGATAATACCAATTAACTCACTTCCAAAAGACATTAGAAAAGTGTTTAGTCATATGGGTAGACAAGAAGAAATGAAAGAAGGTGAGTTAACTGAAAGATGTTGGAAAGGATATACTCAAAAAGGTATGAAGACAATGTTCGGTAAAAGATATCCCAACTGTGTTAAGAAGACAAAGTAATGAACCTACAAGAGAACATATCAAGAATTAAAGAAATGATGGGACTTCTCAATGAAGAGGTAATCACCAATCAACCTGTAGAAATATTCTCTGATGGTGGCGGAAGTGAATTTGCCGATAAGTACATAGGACCTATTCAAAAAATACCTGTAATTGATACTTTACCAAATGAACCATTCAAAGATACGTCATATATGGAAACAAGTGACAACATCAAGAATATGATTCAATCAATTAATGATGGGGAACAGTTACCACCAATCAAAGTCATCGAACATCCATACGACAACTCAAAGTATATTGTTGTGGATGGTAATCACAGGAGATATGCATTCCTTCAGTCAGATATGAATGATGTGGATGTGATTGTAATACCACACTCAGATGTTGTATTGATGAAATCAAGTTGGGGGGATAAAAACAAAGACTATGTGAGATTATCCGATGTTTTAGATAATAAAAAAGTGATTGATAAATACTTTGTAAAACCTGACGGAACAAACAATTTTGAACAACCAAGTATCAAATGAACCTACAAGAGAACATACAGAGAATTAGAGAGGTGATGGAATTAAATCCAAATGAAAGGGTTTATGATTATCAAAAAGGAAGGAATACTGTTTCTGAAAAGTTACCATTTGATATTAATAAATTGGTTGATTCAGGGGTTGTTTTTGTTACACCTGCAATTGATGGAGACCCAAATTCAGAAACTTATAAAGAATGGTTGAAAGAACCTTATACTCATTTAATAAGTTTACATAATGTAGAACATTCAAGTGAAGATGGATGGATTCAAAAGGCAATTACTAAAAGAGCATCCACAGAAGGATGGAAAGATAATTTTGTTGATAAATTATATGATGGCAAATATAATCAAATACTTTGGAGTTTAGAAAAACTTGGTATAAACCCTATGGATATGTTAATTGAACCATAATGAACTACAGTATCTCTGAAGACAAATTAAATAAACTTATCTACCGAACCATAGATAATATAATAGATAAGCAAGCCATTAAAAGTACATCAAATTTGAAATTCCAAAATGAGGATGTTCTCACTAAAATAACCTATCATTATGAGAATTATGATGAATTAGCTGCATTATATTTTGAAAATCACTTTCACAAATCAAGTAAACTAAAGAGTGTGACACCACTTTTACTTGCTGATGATGATAACGTCGCGAGTATTTTAACAGATTTGTTTGATGACAGGTGGTATATGGTTTTTGTTAAATGGTTTGAAGATAATTTTAATTATGATGTAAAATCATTTATGGACCCCAAAAAAAATCAACCTATAATGATTGATAAATAATTTTATGAATAGCCTGCTTGAGCTATATTATTGATGTGTATTCCCATAGATTCTGACAAATCAATAATATCTTCTTTAATTTCATTATAAACTTCCTTACAATCCAAATAATCTTTTTTGTTATTCTTAGATATCACATAAACATTAACAGAGTATGAAATTGTGTCCAAATCATTGTATGAAACATAAATGGTATTAATACAAGGATATTTTTTTAATAAAACACCATTGAGTAATTTGGTTAAAGAACCTTTTTCCATATTTATAAATATAACCCACTTGATTCCCTATAGAGTAGCCCCCGATTTAATTGGGGGTTATTCATTTTTAAGGTATTTATTATTGTATGACATATTCTATAACCGATAAAAGACTCTTTAACGTTATTGATATTATCATGCGTGAAGAATTTGGTGATTACACTATTATTGATAACCAGTTTTATGCCGAACACGGATTTTTTTCTGTTAAAGAATTTCCAGCATTTACTGTATTAGATACCAAAATATATCTTAATTCAACTCAATTAATACGTTTTATTGATGATATTATTGAGTTGACATCAGTGGAGGTTTTGAAGTTTTATTTTTCAAAAGTATTTAATAGACTTATTGATAAAATTTACAACGCTTACGGACACGAAATTTAGAAAATGAAGTATCAGATTTCAAATAAAAAGTTACAAAAGTTGGCTCACCAAGTCTTTGAAATGGTTTTGGGTGATTTGGTTGTTGTTTTTAACGCTGAAAGTGGTGAATATTTGGTAACAACAAGTGAACAGTATGAAATATCGTTGCAAAATTTGGGTAAGTATTGGTGGGCGGATTTAAGTTTTAACCCAAAAACCAAAGTAGTAAATATTGTAGGACCTCTATTTGAAGGGATTATGGATGTGTTTCCTGTCCCAAAATACATTTTGAGACCATTACTAATTTCCTACCTTAAGAAAAAATTACCTGAGTACACCGATAAATTATCTTATTTTGATGGTGTTTATACGTTAAATTCAGGAGATGAAATGGAGTTAATTTATAAAGTAACATGAATTACGCAATACAGGACGATAGATTATACAAATTGATTGACAAATACATCAAACAAATGTTTGGTGAAATTGTTATTGAAGATTTACATGGTACACGATATGTTAAGTTTTGGGGTACAAACGAAAATTATGCCCCTGAACCTCATGGTAGACGAGTTGTTCCACCTTACGAATTGAACCAATCCGGTGTTTTATGGAATAATTTAGGAACAAAATCACCTCATTTCACCTTGGGTGACATATTTGGACTTGATGCCGATGAGTTATTTATGTTTTATTTGGAAAAAGGTTTCCCTATCAACATAAAATATATGAGTCACGAGGAAGATTTTGATGAGGACTAATTTTTTTAATTGAACAATTTCATTATCTTTGTGTTGATTATAAACAATTACGAAGATGATTAACAACCTTGAACTTATCAAATCCCTATTGAACTTTGAAGACGAAGGTGACTTCTACATGCTTTATGTCTTCAAAAGAAAGAAAGACCAACCTGAGAATGAAAAGGACAATCATCAATCGGTAAGGACTATTAAGACCTATTGTATTGAAAGTATTGACCACCTTGAGCGTAGGTACGATGAGATTAAACAACTTTGTGAGATGTTTAAAGCACGTGCATATATCCATGTCCAAAAACAAAATCACTTCGATGTTTCATTAAATATGATGGTTGACTTGGCTCAACGTATACAAAATGGTCAACATAATCAGAAAGGATTGTTTGATTCTGTCGTTGGTCAAATTAAAACCAGTGAAAAAAGATGGATTGTGGATGTTGATATGAAAGATGAGAACGCATTAATAAAAATTATGGACCTCATTAATAATGGTTGCAAACCGTTAGAGATAGCAAATGAAACTCATTTACATAAGTCAGATGGTTCTGTGGAAATAACTTATGATTATACCCCAAAAGTAATTAAGGTCATTCCAACTAAAAACGGATATCATTTAATAACTAAACGATTTGATGTGATGGAGTTTAACAAGGTTATGTCTTTACAAGGTGATGTTCCTGACATTCAAAAGAAGAATCCGACATTATTGTACCTTCCCAATAGCTTACATCAAGACCAAGAGATGGAGCATTTAAAGGATGCGAATTTTATTGGTGGACTAACAATGCCTTCTGAACCAAATGAATGGTGGAGTAAAATTGATAAATAAAACTAACCCTCACCAATTGTGAGGGTTTTTTTACATATAAAAGACACGTTTTTTCGGATTTTTATGTCTATATTTGTTAATTATGAAACTAAACCCATACGCATTTATTTTAATCGGGGTTTTCATTGCTATTATAGCAATATCGGATAGACAAATAAAACAAAAAAACATATATGAAAAAACTACTAATGACTCTTGTGTTTGTCTTAACGACAGCACTGTCTTTATCCGCAAAATGTGATTGGAACACATTAAAACTCAAACAATGGAATGAACGTAATTACTACAAGTGGCAAGTGAGTGGCCAAGTGTTGGATGACACCTGTGTTGATTACACGTTTATGGTTTACGATTTCCAAACCAAGAAAACTGATACCGTTTATGATGTTCGTGGCATTGTTGAGGTTCAATTCAACGTTAAAGGTAAATACAAATTGTATTTGAAGGTATGGAACCGTTGTAAAAAATGTGATACAACTTTATATCGTCCAATCGAAATCGTTCAATTTCCAGGTGCTGGATTAGGATGGGTTGTGAATTCACTTAATTGTAAAAAATATAAGTTTGAAATGAACTATACTAAAGGCATGTCAGTAAAAGACACTTGTATGGAATACTATATGGTATTTTATAAAGGACCTTGGATGGATACTATGTCTCAAAAAGAATGGGATAATTTGACTGATTACCAAATTGGTATGGAGTATGATTTTCCAGACGCTGATTTTTTAGGATATACTCAAACACGATTAGCTGAATTTACATTTAAAGATAGTGGACGTGTGTTAATGTACGCCCAGTGGTGGAATAAGTGCTTGAGACAGGATACTTTCATGTTCAGACGTTTGGACGTTTGTAAATCGGGACCAATATCTAACGTGGTTAATTTGACTCGTCCTGAACCAAAACTAATTGGTATGTATGATATGATGGGTAGACCAATTAAAGACATCAAAGAAGGTATACCGTATATTGAAATATACGATAATGGTGAAAGAAGAAAATTAATGAAACACTAAAATAAAAAACCCCTCTTAAAAGGAGGGGTTTTCTTTTGTTCCATTTTCAATAACCTCATTTATTCTATCCTGAGATTGTTTCTCATATCCCCACGTCTCCTTTACACCATCACGAATCACATCATCAAATCTTTCATCACCATCTAACCAATCACCATATTCAGTATGTTTGACACCCTCCTTTATAACATCTTCAATAACACAAGAACCATCAATTTGTAGAGATTTTTCGGTGTGTTTAACCCCATTTTGAATAATGTCGTCAATTTCTTCTGTAAATTGGTTAGACCAATCATATTCATGAGGAATTTTATCTGAGTAGGTTTTTTTCACCCCATTTTGTATGGTGTCTTCAATTTCACATAAACCAGGAATTTTGTTTCCGCTAGTTCGTTTCACCCCATTTTCTATGGTGTCTTCAACTCTACCACCCATCCACATTGGATTACCTATTCCACCAGTATATTTCACCCCATTTTCAATGGTGTCTTCAACTTTATCATTAATAAGAAGGTCACAACCTGAATGAGTTTCTTTTACCCCATTTTGTATGGTGTCCTCAACTTGGTTTCCTAGTAAGTGGTATTGTAGGCGGGTGTCTTTCACCCCATTTTGAATGGCATCTTCAACCAATTTGTTTTTATGATGTGTGGTGTCTATGGTGTGTATCACCCCATTTTGTATGGTGTCTTCAACCAAAGACTTCTTGCCGGTCGGGTCCCAAGAGGTGTGTTTCACCCCATTTTGAATGACATCTTCAACGTGGATTCCCTCTGTTCCGATACCCTCAAAGGTCTCTTTCACCCCATTTTGAATGGCATCTTCAGCCTCGGTATTCATTGAATCCCCGTTTCTACGGGTCTTTTTCACCCCATTTTGAATGGTGTATTCAACTTTTTGAATTTCTTTATAATACTCCCCTTTTACGGATTTCACCCCATTTATTATGGTGTCTTCAACCCATTTGGTAATGTAATGTTGGTTTTCTACAACATCTAAATCAACCAATTCAAAAATATTTTGAAAAAAATAGTAATTGTACCACAAAGTTCCTTCTTTAGTTAACTCAATTACCCATTTTTTGTCTTCTACAAATATTATCCATTTGGAACCATTATGTATAAACACATCACTACCTTTGGTGCTTTGGGTAATGAATCTTTTAATCAGTTTGTAAAGTTTGGGTTTTATTTCCATGTGACAAATATATTCAAACAATTCCACATAAAAAAGCCGTATTGAGGATAAAAATAACTTAAATTGACACATATTTATTGTTATGGTAAAAAAACAAAAATGAAACTATTAATTTCTGAAAGACAATTATTGGAAGTTGCAAATAAAATGTTCCAAGGAGAATTTGATGATTTTGTTTATGGTCAAGAATTTATTATTGGACAACTAAAGTCCATGATTAAAGAAAAAAAATCTGAATTAGATAAATTAATTCAAAGATTAAAAAAAGAAGAGAAGTTAATACCCAATGTTAAATTCAATGTTGAGGATAATAACGGTTTTGCTCAGATAATTTTTTTTAATCCTAAAACCGAAAGAATGGAAAACAAAAACTTTGACCTCGGTAATATTCATTGGTTTGATAATGAGGAAGGAATGCAAACTTGGGGTAAAATGAAAATATTTGAATTCTTAAGAAATAAATTCCCAAACTATTATAATTAAATTAGTATTTATAACTAAATAATAAATTTGTTTTTATGAAAAAAAGAGTAATTAGATTAACTGAAACTGATATTCGTAGGATTGTTCAGAAAGTTATTAAGGAACAAGCACAGGATTATTTGACGGCATTAAAGAATGCTGCGTCAGGTGCTGGTACAAACGAAAAGGGACTTGAAGAGTTATTTGCATCTTTAAAGTCTAAAGAAGATTTTGTTAATTTAGATAATCAAATCAAGTCAAATCCTTGGATAGGTCAAGCTTTTGGTGGTCAAACATATAGTTCTATCCAAGACGTTTTAAACGGTGAATTGGAAATAGGTGATTATAAAAGTGCTGAAAGAATTAAAAATTCTTTGAAAAGAATTGGAGTTGATTTAACATTTAAAGGTGCCAAAAACACATCTCGTCCTGAACAAGGAACTGTGAGTGTTGAACCAAATTCATTTGTGGTAAATGTTTCAAAAACTGTTGGTGGAGGTGGTGCTGCGGCAACAGGTGGAAGTGTTCTTGATACAGTCAAAACAGTGTTCTCAGATGCTGTTAAGGGTAAAATAAGTGGTATTGATGCCGCTTTGAAACAATTCCCCAACTCAAAAGTATTCTTTGTGTTAGACCCAAAAACAGGGACACAAAGATATTTTCAATATACCAAGGACGGTTCAAAACTAACGTCTAAAGGTAATTGGTCAATTGTAAATGGAAAAATGTCATATCAGAAAGATGGAGGTTCGGCGACACCTCAAATAGGTAATGTCCGAGTTGCACCAACTGAAGATGCTGTCAAATCGGGTAGAGCATTTGTTGAATCAACAATGTCGGGAGATTTTGTTAAAAAAATTCAACAAGCTTTAATTTCACAAGGATTCTTAAAAATTACCAAACCAACAAGTTATTTTGGTTCTAAAACAGATGCTGCGGTTAGAGCATTCCAAAAGGCTAAAGGTCTTAAAGAAGATGGTAAAGTAGGTAAGTCAACTTATAATGTATTGTTTAGTTCAACAACACCTGAAGCTGATAAACGAGTACCTCAAGAGATTATGAATATTCAACCAAAAGGATTGGCTAATGTTACACAAGGCATACAAACACCACCACAAATAACAAGACAAGGTAATATACAAACCGTAAGTTACTAAAATGGACAGAAGATTATTAATAACAGAAGAAGAGAAAAATAGCATCAGAAAAATGCAATTACTCGAACAAGTTTCACCTGACCCCGAAATAGTTGAAACTTTAAAAGATATGGGTTTTGAAAAACAATTTTGTAAGGGTGCTAAGGCAAATTCATCAGGTATTGAACTCAGTCACGAATACTGTAGTAAAGCAAAACCACAAGTGTTAGTGTCATATCCAAAACCATATACGTCAATAGAGGTTTTGGATTTAATAAATCAAAAAATAATTGAGATAATTGATTCACCAACTCCTGATAAATTGGAGAACACGATGAAAGGTTATTTCGCAAGTTTTTAATAAATTTAAAACCCCTCAATAAAGAGGGGTTTTTTATTGTGCAAATTTTAGTATATTATTAATATGGAAGAAGAGATTAGAGGAACAATTTTAATTAAAGAGAATAAGTTGGTTTTAAAACACAATAGTGGAGAAACCGAAACATTTGCTTTGTCACATTACCCAAGCTTTCAAGTGGGTTTTAATTTTATCAGACACAAAGGATTGTTATATCATAAAAAATAATGGTAGTTAATGGGTATTTATAAACATACCTATGGAAATTTTAATTTCAGAATCACAATTAAAAGTTTTAATTACAGAATCTAAAGATTTTGTTGGAGAGGCGTGTAAAACATTTACAGACTCGTCATCCAACCAATTCTGTAGGTCGGTATATCAAATTTTGGAAAAAATGCCCAAAAGGGGTTCTGAATCAAAATGGAATAATTTATTCAGGAGAATTCAGAGAGCCTTAAATCTTGTTGAACAAGAAACTGAAGGAGAGTATAAAGTAATTTATAAAAACATTAAAGATTTCCAAGAAATTTATAAACGTAAAGTTTATGATTTGGAAAAACTAATCAACAAGGTATCACCTTCTTGTGGTAGACTCAAAGAGGTTGCAACTAATTCATTGAAAGATTTGCAATCCAAAGGAAAATACATGTTACTCTACAAGAAAGTAACTGAAGATGGTGAGATATTGAATTATTCGTTATTAAATAGACTTAATACAAATACCTCAGGTTTGTCAATTTTAATGACTGAGTATGCGATTCACCATGAACCCACAAAATCGCCTGAAGAAATTGTTGATTTGTTTTTCAGAAACGTTTTAGGCTTGGACAAATTAGTCGGTTATCTAAGAGATGTGTTGGTTAAACCAAATCACATTAGAAGAAAGATTGTTGATGCGATTGAAAATATCAAAAGTAAAGGTGACAAAAATGAAGAAGAGTATTTAAATTATTTGTCACAGGAAGGTGAGAGATTTATTGCCTTTGGTGATGATTTTGGGATTGTAGATATGTTGGGTATTGACGTTTTGGTTTTCAGAGATGGTCAATATTTTCCATTACAAGTAAAAAGTTCTGAAAGAGGTGCTTCGGGAAATCTTAAAATATGGGACTACAACCAAGGTGGGTGTAAGTGTTTTGTTTCATATAAAAAACTCGGTAATTGGTATGAAACTGATAAACCAATTGGTGTTAGTAAAAAAGTTGAGCCAGAACTATTAGTTCAAAAATCAAATAAAAAAGGTACGTTCACCATAAATTGTAAAACATTAACTCCTTGGAGTCCTGACAATAAAAACTATTACAAATTTTGTAATGGTTCTAGTGTCTCTGCAGAACAAATACCAAAGAATGTTAAATATGTTGAGATTGTTCAGGGAGGAAAAGTTAGAGATTTGGTTGATGTTGAAAACACTATTATAAAGACTAAAAAGAATGACACTAAAACCGGAAGGTATGGTGACATAAACTATACAATTTTTTACAAAATAAATTTATGAAAACCTCTAAACCAGAAACTTCAGACATAAACAGATTGGTTTCAAAAATATTAGATAAGCCACCCGTAGAAAAATTTGAAAAATTTGACTACACCGAAAAGATTTTTGGGGTTGATTACGATTCTTTTGTTGATTCAACTTTTGAATCGGTTGACCCAATGACAACCGAAAAATATGAATTTGACAAAATCTATAAAAGTTATGAAGACTTTAAAAAAGACTTTCCAAAAGAAGCCAAACTTTTTTATGGTTGGCATCCAAAAGGAGGTTCGTTTTTATTTAATAGAGATATTATGGGCAGTGATTTTGATGGGTTAATGGTTAAATTTAGAAAAAAATAGTTATGGGAAAGAAAATTATTAAATTGACAGAGTCTGAATTAATTGATTTGGTAAAAAAAGTTATCACCGAAGAATATTATGATAAAGACAAACTTTGGAATAGAGATTATGTTGCAAATCGTTTAATGACTGGCCCAAGACAAATGAGAAGATGGGCAAAAGATTTACCTGAATATGCGTGTGTTGATAAAAATGGTAACGACGCTATTTGTACTAAAATTCCTGAAGTGGTATTTGTCTTCCTTACCGGAAGATATTAATTACTCAAAAGAGTTGTAAACAACTTCTCTTTTATAGGGGTTTTTCTTTTCAAATTGTTTTACCAATCTTCCTGAGTAGGCATTAGCCTCGTCTTCATTCTTACCACCTATATCAGGACCCTTGTCTCTGTTTAAAACATCTATTTGATACTCGTGTACCCATTCGTGTGCCAAGGTTCTTAAAACGTCTCTAATGATTCGGTTTTGAACTAAAATTCTTAACTCACTGTTATCGGTTCTTGACCCTGTTGTCATCCCGTCTAACTTTTCACCTAAAAAAATAATTGAGATATTATTTTTCAGTGGGAACTTACTTTGGAGGTGTTTAATAAAATCAATTATTGTATTATGACTACTTTCTAACTTATTGCAGTCCTTATATTTTACTTTTACCTCCATAATAATAAATACTTTCACATAATTTAATATTTATTAAAAAAAATATACTTATGAAATTATCACATTATTATGAGGAGTTGATTAACGAGAGAAGATATACCGATGAAAAATTTGAGACAATAACTAAAAAAATGCCTAATTGGTTATTAGATGAATTTGGTGGTGACCCTAATATGGTTGTTAGAATGCCAATGTATTCTGATTTCAGAAAATACTTACTTGATAGAGGTGAAGAGATTATTGATAATGAAGATGTTATTTTAGGATTTTCTTATTTAGAGGATTGGTTAAACGAAATTGATGGTAGATTGTCTCAAAAGTTCTTAACTTTAATCAGTCAAAGATACCCAATAATTGCCGAAAAAATTAAAACTTGGAATAGACCTGATGATTGGGTTAGAAGTACAAGAGGTAGAAAACCAGGTTCCAAAAACAAACCCAAAACAGGTTTTGCTGATTTGTCTATGACTCAAACAATGGACATTGAACCATCTCCTATTTCAACTATGGAACCGTCAGTATCTGATGAACCAAAACGTAGAGGAAGAAAACCAACTGAAGATTCTTTAAAGAAACTTGAGTCACAATATGAAAAAATGCAGGATGACCTTGAAAAACACGTGATGAAAATGAGAGATTTGATGAGACAAATTAATCAACGTAGAAGTTACTTTGGGAAAAACGAATAATATATTAGTGACTAAAAATGGATAAGCAAAGATTAAAATCAAATCCTATTTTCAGATTGGGTATGTCTAATTTGAAAAAAAAATATCCGTTTATTATTGGCTATAATTTTCCAAATAATTATGAAGAAAATTTGTCAGAATTCACACAATTAATTTTTATAAACATTGTATATTCCACACCAAAAATAGTAGAAATAGAAAATCTGACATTAGAACCTTATATGAAAGATTGGTTCAAGTATAATGACTCTATCACATCTGCATTACTATGGGTACCATTTGTTGATAGTAACAGAGATGAATTAGTGTATATTCAAGAAGATATTGAAACTATTTTAAATAGTGGTAAGTCTTTAGATGTTTTTAGACGTGAAGACCAATTTAATAGTAAAATAATGGTTGATAATTATATTGGAAAAAAATGAACGAGATAAAGTTAATAAAATTTATTTATAAGTTATCAAAGAACACGCCAAATTCTTTGACAGACTTGAGCAAGTTCAAATCATTTTTGGAAGATGAGGTTTCTGATTTGTTAGGTGATGTGGATATAATTGAGGACACCGAAACCATTGCATATTATTTTCAATTAATTCAAAATAATATTGAAAGTTTAAAAAATGGTAATCTAAATTCTCAAAATTTTGTTCCTGTTAATTTAACACAATATACTGTTATTTATTCTGTAAGTTTTTCTGAAACTGGAATTTACAAATATAAAACTATTGTTAACTCACCCAATGAAGAGCTGGCATCACAAATTTTTGCTACTGATGAAAAAGATGGTAATTTTGATTGGTGGTCAGGTGAGGAATTAAGTAAAGAAATATTTGATAGTGAGAGTTTTGATGTTGATGTTAGGTCAGTTTACACTGAGGGAACAAAGTTATCAAAACTCAAAAAAACATTAACAGAATCATCGGATTCTAAGGCTTTTTTACCTCAGGAAGTTTATATTTTTAGAACAATTCAAAAACAACTTAAAGAATTAAAAACTAAAGACAAAATTATTGGTAGAATAAAAGAAATACTTGATTACATGGGTTTTGACCCATTAGAGTCGATGTATTACTATTATTTATTCACTTCAAATTTTAGAGAGGATGGTAGGTACGATTTAACAAAAGAATCAGAAAAAAAAGGACCTCAAGATTTAAAAGCACAAAAAACAACAAACACAAATGTTGGTCCTTTTGCACAATCAAAAATTCCGTTTAAAGGTAGTAACTTAGAGGGGTTTTGGGAAAAAGATTTGAATGGTGTTGACCAATATATCATCACATCTTATGGGTGGTACCCAATTTATATTTTCAAAAAAGGTCAGTGGTATAAAATTAATGACACATATTCTTCATCAACAGGAAGACATGTTAGTAACACTCAGATAGGTTATGATAAACCCCTCTTCAATAAGTCTGAAATGAATGCGTTGAGGTCGGGAGTTAGTCCTGAAAAATTACTTTCAAACAAATATGAAAAATTAGTTCAAAAATTAAAAAATGAGTTGATTGGAAGAAAATTTACTAGAAGTATAGATTTTTATTCTTTAGGGTGGAATAGACCTGAAATGAGAAATATGGATAATAGGGGTGGTAAAATAGATTTTATTGTTAAAGACGTTAATTTAGTTGATGGTAAACCTGAGTTAACCATTGATATTCTTCGCGGTGGATTTACAACACCAACACGAGCATATCTTTCAACGACCTATGCTCACCCAAGTTTATTTTCTGAAGGGGCTGAGATGACAGTTGATAGAGAGATGAAAGCCTTATTATATCCTGAACTATTAAAACGTGATGATTTAATGTTTAAGATTAATCACCCAAATTCAAAACCTCAAGAAACTGAGATTGTTAATTCGATGGAATAAATTCATTCTCGGTTTTAAAATATAATCTTTTGGTTGCGTAGATTTTTAAATTAGTTGCCAATTTCTTTTCAACTAATTTACCCATCTCAATTAATTCTTTAGTATTTCTAATATCAATCTGAACATGGTAACCACCATGTTTGAGTTTTTTTTGTAATGTGTGGAAAATCCATTTATCCTCATTATAAAGTTTTAATGCTTTAATCATCTCCTCACGAGTTTCTTTACAAACAATTTCTCGTTTGTCACACTCCTTCTTAAGTTGGTCTACTTTTAATTTGTTATAATCCATATGGGTTACAAATATAGGTATATTTGAGAGTATTTATAGAAAAAAAACACTAATTATGAGTTTAAAAAATCTTCAAACAAAAATTGGGGTTGGTGCCGACGGAGCGTTCGGACCTGGTACCCTTAAAGCCGCAATGGCTTATTACAAAATGACACCCGAGAGAGCGGCACACTTCTTCGCTCAGACAGCTCATGAAACAGGAGGATTCAAAGCGTTTTCTGAAAACTTGAATTACTCGGCACAAGGTCTCCAAGGTACTTTTGGAAAATATTTCCCTGGTACATTAGAAGAGTCTTATTCAAGAAATCCTGAAAAAATTGCAAATCGTGTTTATGCTGATAGAATGGGTAACGGTCCTGAGTCTTCAGGTGATGGTTGGAAATTTAGAGGTAGAGGTGCACTTCAATTAACAGGTAAGTCTAACTATAAGTCGTTCTCTGACTATTTGAAAAACCCTTTGATTATGGAACAACCTGACTTGGTTGCGACAGAATTTGCATTTGAATCTGCAATGTTCTTCTTTGAAAAGAATGGTCTTTGGTCAATTTGTGATAAAGGTGTGAGTAAAGACACTATATTGGCTCTTACAAAAAGAGTTAATGGTGGTACTCACGGTTTGGCTGATAGAGAAGAAAAAACATTCAAATACTACGGATACTTGAAATAATTTAGTTTTAGATTATAATTTCATTATTACCTAACAATAATGAATTTTAAAAGACTTTATTATAAATTAACCTGTAAAGTTCCTACTCAGGAACTGAATTGGAATGTTGAAGATTTTAGAACAGGGATGAGGTGGGCTAAGTCCTTACCTCATCCCTTTCTTCGTTCTAAGAGCTTATGGGAAACATTCAACAGATGGGATTCTGTGGATATTTTACACTTTTTAAATAAAAAAATTAGGGAAAATCAGAGTGTTGATGTTTCTTAACTTTTTTGTTCGGTGGGTGGCAAATAATCTCTCAATCCCTTTTTGGATGGTTGGTCATGTACATTTGACTATGAATGTATATGAAGACATTTATGAGATTATTGCATCTTTTGGTATGAACATAGTCGTTGCTTTCGGTTTTTATTTAGATTGGAAGGAGCATAAACAAAATAAGTTGTAAAAACGATATATTTATCTTATAAAAAAATCCATGGAAATAGTATTTTTTATCATCGGTGTTTCGGCCTGTTCTATTTTAGGTTGTTACATTGGCAAAAGACTCTTCATTTCACATTATAAGAGTTGTCGTTTCACTCCTTGTGAAGAAATTAAATAAAATAAAAATAAAATATGATAGTACGACCTAACGAACAAAAAGCCAAAATCTACGACCAATTAATGTTTAGATTTCAGCGTGTGCAAGAACAAATCAAAAACATTGAGACAGGTAATGTGATTTCAATGAAAGACACACCACAAAAACTCAATGAACTGAAAAGACAGTTGTCAAGTATTGTGAGTGAAATTAAACGATTGCAGTAATATTTATAATCAAATAATACTATTATGGCTCACACATTTAACTTTAGAAATAACACAGACTTGTATGCCAAGATTGCTGGTGTCTTTGAAGACAAAGTAATTACACCCAACTCTGAAATTGAAGATAAAACAATCCAATGGATTGAATCATCTTCAACGGGTTCTAAACAAATTCAATTATTTTCAACTGAAGATTGTAACACTGCACCATCTGTTAACGCAACAGTAAGATGGGATAGTGACGGAATCTACGTAACAAAGGGTTCAACACCTGGTGATTTTGAAATGGTTGTTGATATGAAAACAGTTTCTTGGGAGGTTCACCCTGTAATTACAGGAACCACAGAAGAAACCATAGTTTCAGGTGATGAATTACCCACAGAACCTGAAGTTAACATTTCATGTAAGAAATAAGTTAAACAAACAAAATTATCTTAAAACCCCCACTTTTGGGGGTTTTTTGTTTATAAGACAATCATTATCCATTACATTTATCCCAAATGAACATATCAAATCTTTTTAATACAGTCGTTTTATTTCAACACAATACCGGTGAACGTGTTTTGGGTGATTATTTTGGTGTTTTAGGTTTTAAAATACGAATGGAAATTGACTCTGAAGATTCAATGGATGTTAGTCGTTATAAAGTATTATACTATAAACCTTATTTTAGACCTCCTGAGGGATTTAAAGTGGTTTGTGTGGTAGACAACCCATATAGACGTATATTGTCCAAATACAAGGATATATCACACGTTAATTGGGCTTTAAAGAAGTACTCCAAAGACTACCTGAGTGAAAAATTCAATAGTTGGTTAACTCCACTCATTGCAAATGATTTCCATTTGTTAGAGACGGATTGGAAAACCACTATAAACAGTTACATCTACCTGTATCCATATGATTTTACCCAATTTACTCCCGATGAGAGTATACGATTGGATAACTACCGTGAAGATTTATCAAAAATTGATTTTTTAGATAAAATGAATATTAATTTTGATGAATACAAACAATACGATGTTTCGGATTCATACAAAGACGTGTGGAGCTATGAAAATGCCAGGATTATTTACCGAAAACACCGACACATTTTTGATTTTTATGGCTATGACCCCTTTAGTTTCACTTCTAAAGAACTTTCTGAGAAAGAAAAGGTAGATTTTATTCATAACATGTGAGTATTTATAGACATGGGAAAAAGATTTACAATAACGGAAGAGGATATTAAAGAAATTATGTCTCTTTATCGTTTGAATGAGCAAGAATCAGAACAACCTGAACAACAGGGTGAGAAAATGTTTTGTAATTCTCAAAATACAAAGTCAATTCATGACCTTATGGGTATGGATGAACCTGAGGAGTATATCGAGGGTATTAAATTAAGAAAAGGTGGTGTCCAAAGTTTGGTGGATATGTTAGAGGTATTAAAGACCATGAGATTGTTCCCACAGATTACCGACGGTGGAGTTGATTTGGCACATAAGGTGTCTACAACATTACAAGAGTTTAAACCATACAACTACTTTGACGAAAACAACAAACAATGTAACAAGGCGATGGACAAAATCATCGAGCTTTACAAAGAGAACGAACACGGAGAAGAGTTGGTGAAAGATATTGAGAAAGTTTACGCACTTTCTTACTTGGACCCACGAGCTAAAGAGTTTTTAAAACATGGTATAACCATAATCAAAGGAGGGGAGTAATTACTCCCCCTTTTTTTGCTCTATATTTTGGGAATGTCAGAAAAACCGTTATCTCTTTATGAGTATCCCACATCACTTTCATCACCTAAAATAGAACCTGTAGACTTGACCGCCTTTAAACGGTACGGTGTCATAAAAGCGAACGATTATTTTGGGGGTAAATGGGAAGACTTGTTAGAGGAGGCTCAAATACTGAAGGATACGATTGAGCTTAACGATAGGATTTACAATTGTAAGTATAATTTTGAACCAAAAATTGGACAAACCTATCACATTTACAGGGGAAGGGATGGACGAGAGTTTTTATCCATGATTAAACCAAACGAATGGTCCATGGAACACATCATCTCAGTAAGATTGAACTCCGATAACGTTTGGAAAAAAATTCCCTAGAATTAGTATTAGAATTAATTAAAATTACTATATTAATATAATATATTATTATATTATATTCTAGTATTAATACTTAGTTCAACTTGGACTAAAGTGTTAATTGTGAAAAAATAATTCTAAATTGTTTTCATTCTAAAAACAGAATATTTATTAACATAATCAAATTACATGGGAAGCACGGATTCAATTTGGACAGTTATAATTACACTAATCACAATTTTGGGGTCAACTAGTGCTTGGAAATACTACGAAAAGAGAGCTGAGGTCAAAAGAGACGATGATAATTTCGTAAAACAAGATTGTAGAGAAAGAATTGCCAAGTTGGAGGTGTTATTAAAAGAAAGTTCTGAAGAAAAAGACAAAATGAGAGAAACTATCTTGGCTTTAACAGAAAAAGTGTCCGCACTGTCGGTTCGTGTTGAATTTTTACAGAAAGAAAACAATGACCTTTTACAAAGGTTCATGAAACAGTCTTAAACATCAAATTTTACTTGAATTCCGACCTTATAACCGTCTAAGTATAGTTCGGCTACATCAAGTATCTCATAATGTAAAATAATGTCCTCTAAAACGTCCTCACAGATGATTGGACCAAGTATGATAACCGCATCTACGATACATTCTTTCTTTGTGTGCGAAAAATTGATACTTCGTATCTTAATTTTTGTACCTTCACCATAAAATGACTCCAAATGTTCTTTCCTAACTTTATTTAAGACTTTCTCTAACAAATGGGCATAGTTTTTTCCCTTGGAGTTCATATCCAAAAATTAAGTTAAAACTTTAATAAATCAATTAACCTTGACCTCTATAACGTTTCTTATAGTTCTTGGAATTTTTTGATTTTGAAGTCTTAGTTTTAGCGTGAACACCAGGTCTAGATACTTTTGATTTTTCCCTGAACAAAGAGGTGTTTGATGATTTGGTTTTTGATTTTACTGCAGCCATAATTGAACTATGTTTGCATTATATTTATCTGTATGTTTATTTCTGAAAGCGAAAGAGAAGAAATTTTATCAAAATATTTTGAAAATACTTCAGACGAGGTATTAAAATATATGAAGAGACGTTTTCCTGTAAGGTCAATTAAACTTGATTGGATGGAAAAACCGTTTACACAAATGTTTATCGATGATAAATTATATCATGTTGAAGACAATAAAAAGAACTTGGTAAATCGTATCTATTATTTAATTTCTGAAGATTTTCCCTCTATTGATAATTCAATCCTTAGGCGTACGATTAAAAAGTATATTGATATGGTTTTAAAGGTCATACCCGATTAGTTGGATATTTATTATCAAACACTAATCATTATGAAAAACTTTTTTAAACAACTATTTGACGACAACAACACAATTAATGAAAAATCTGTCGTTGGGTTTTTATCATTTACAATGATGGTTCTTTCACTTTTGGTTGACTTGGTAACAGGTTACATGGGTAAAGAACTATTAATTAACGAATTCATCTTTGACGGATTCTTGGTAATCACATTAGGTTCTTTTGGTATTGCATCGATTGACAAATGGGTTAACAACAAAAACAAAAACTCAGCGAAAGAAGAAGAAGTAATGTAAGAGAGATTATCTCTTAAGTTGTTCATCAATCAACCCTCTTAAACGAAGCAATTGGTCTCTATTCAGGGATTCAAGCTTCGTTTTTCTTTTTTGGACAGATTCGTCAATTCCAATTTCTTTAACCGTACTAAGATATACTTCGTTAAAATCTTCATCTGAATAATAAGTCTTAGGTTCACCTTGTGCATTTACGATTAAATCACCATATAATTCATTATCAATCAAAAACTGCCAATACTTTTCAAGTCTTTGTTTACTATAAAAACTTTTGGTAGGTACTTTATATTCTCTGGTGATAACCACATCATGAGAAACACCAATTGTGATATAGAATTTTTCTAATGTGGGATATCTCAAATTATTAATGTCGTATCCTTTTTCAAACATACTTTCCTCCCCATTTAGTCTATACAACTCAACAAAAAAATCTTCAGGAATATCAATACCGTAAAGTGATGAAGCCTCTTCTACAATTGGAAGATTGTCTTGAAAGTGATGGTCATAGTATGGTTTAAAATCAAAACCATCTGCCTTAAGAGATTTTGCAATCCTATAAACAAATTTTTCGGGATAGTTTGATAAATCTTCTTTCATCAACAATAAATACTCAAAAGGTGGGTATTACCCCACCTTTTAATCAACAAATTCTAATTCGTTAGTTTCAGGATTCCATTCTACAGTCATTGGTTTTTGAGTGAAGGTGTATTTTTCATTCAAAACCGCTGCGTTAAAATAATGAGTTCCATCCACAAACTTGTAACCGTAACCGGTGTGAATGTGTCCACAAACGTGAATCTTAGGTTTTACAACTTTGATTCGTTCCGCCAAAAGTTCACAACCCAACGGAACCCCTTGTCCGGTAACGGTATCTAAGTGTCCCCAAGCCGGTCCGTGAGTTACCAAGATGTCGGTATTCATAGGGATGTCGTTCCACTTAACCTCTAACTCCTTACCCATTCTTGGGAGATTGAACGCCCAATTATAAAACTCAGGTTGCCAAGGAGACCCATAAACCTTTACCGAAGTTTCGTAATCCTCACCAATAACCTCAAGGTTGTCCTGAAGATAAGTTACCTTGTTGTAAAAATCCAACTGCTCTTTACACATTACAGGATTTTCTTGAAACCCCCAATCGTGGTTACCAGCAATGAAAATCTTATGGGTATAGTTATTCAAACCATTGAACCATTTGAGGAACTGTTGGATTTCGTGTTTGTGACCCATTGAACTCATATCTCCAGCATGAATCAACAAGTCACCACCAGGAAGACTTGATGTCACCTGAGCGTGTTTATTGTGAGTATCGGAGATAAATGTGATTTTCATACCACAAATATACTACTTTTTTTCTAAAATGTAAAAAAAATCGTCACTTTCTCCTGAACTCCATTTTAACCCATCCTCACAGTGAAAATCTTTGGTAGATACTTTAAAGTCAGGTATGGTTACACCTTTGGGAGTTAGTGACTGGTCGTAGAATAAAACCCTGTTATTGGGTTGAGCGGCAAATTGACCGTTATCAAGTTTGATAATGTTAAACGACTTGTGTTCATTGGGAGTCTCAGACAAACTTACATTAAGTTCGTTTGGTTCTGACGAACAAGAGTCAATGGTGAACATATATTGTCCGTCATACAATTTCTTGTCCTTCATCAGTACCTTACACTGAAGACCCTTGAGTAAGGACTTTTCAATTATTGAGATGTTGTAAGAAAACCCATCCCAAATCTCCAAAAAGTCCAAAGGCAAAAGTTCATCAGAGATATCCGTCCTCCACACGTAAGCCGATATGGGTAACTTATCATAGAGCGCTCCGTAATTTAATATCAAAGACTCAATATACAGAGCTTTACCCTTGATTGATTTTACTGAAACCCAATAACATGGTTCAAACTCACCAAAACCACTTTGAAAGTCATAAAGATATTCTTTACGGATGTAGCATTGAATGGGGGGAAGGTTAGCGACTAAATAAGACATTAGATAAAATCATCACCATTATAATCAGGATGATTTTTTTTCATATAATCAATCCCTCTAACCCATAGGTAACTTATTGGGAGCATAATTAAAAAGAATATCAAAAATACCATATTTTATAACTATTAGTCCCACCAATTTTCAATTTTTTGTTCAAGAATTTTGAACAAAAGTTTTTTCGCTTTTTCGTGACGAGCAATTCCCATAACCATTGCCAAACGTGAATCGGTAGCTTTGGATATAGGGTCAATGAACTTACTATACTTAGGATGGTTCATAACAAAACGTTTGGTGTTAGGATATTTGTTAATGTAACTCTGAAGGTCATCTCTGGTGACTTCTGATTTCATTTCAAAATTGTCTGAGTCTTCAATTTTTTCAAAACTGAATGTACTGTCGTAATAATCAAAATATTCGTGACTATAGTATTCGTCTTGAATTAAAGTGATTAGTTTTTCACAGATTGTCATGTAACGAACTTGACTTTCCCACCCAACAAAACGTTGGTTCTTTTTAGTTAGGTTTGCAGTGTTTTTAATTTTGAATTTGAGAACCTCAAAAATAAAATGGTGGTCCCAATCACGGTTTTTCCAAACAATTGGTAACCATCTCCAAAGATTTTTGAATCCTTGGATTACATCACGATGGAAATGTTTCGCATCCCATCGAAACCATCTATAAATCTTCCAATATGGGTTCTCATAGTTTTTCATACTACAAAGATAGTAAAAACTATACAATACACAATAAGGTTAGTTAGTATTTATAATAAAATAGTGTTTATGAAAAACATATTAGAAATATTAAGAGAGTATACTGAGGAAAAAGAAAACCCAACTTTAGTTCTTAAAAAGAATGTTAAAATATCTGAAAGTTTAAATTACCACATTGAAAATAGTTTATCGTTAACCAATAACATCTATAGAGTATATTCAACAGGATATTTTAATTTGGTTAATGAAGTTAGGGATTTATACGAACAAGATTTAATTGAATTGAATGAGGAAGATACTTTAATGGTTGAATCAGATTTAGGTAAAGCCATTATCATTGAAGGACAAGAAGTATATTTGGATGCGCCATTTTTAGTTGATGAAGATGAGGTTTTAGAAGAAGCTAAACACAGAGGGAAAAATGTTAAACTTGGTAAACCATTCAGAACACCGGGTGGACCAAAGAAATTTGCGGTATATGTAAAAACACCTGGTGGTGGGGTAAAGAAAGTAACATTTGGTGACCCAAACTTAAGAGTTAGAAACAGTAACAAGGGTGCTGCAAAATCATTCAGAGCAAGACATAAATGCGACCAAAAGAAAGACAGGACAACCGCAGGATATTGGTCTTGTAATGTTGGACGTTATGCTAAACAGTTAGGTTTATCCTCAGGTAATTCTTGGTAATGGATTTCCCATTTGAACAAATTATAAGTGACGGTAATCTTGTCAGAACATTCCAAGAAAATGTTGATGACGAGGAACTAAAATGGCATTTTGATTTGAAAAACAGATGGGTGACTATTTTAGAGTCTGATAATTGGATGTTTCAAATGGATGATGGATTGCCAAACAAATTAAATGTAAATGATAAGTTATTTATACCTAAATTTGCTTGGCACAGAGTTATTAAGGGAAATGGTAATTTGGTGGTATCAATTGAAGAAGTAGAATGAAAAAGGTCGTTAAAACTAACTTGGAAAAATTGGAAATCATTGCAAACGCTTTGGTTACCGACGTTGTTAATGTACTCAAAAGAAATCGTTTAGGATACTTTTATTTACCCGATGATAGTGTTGGTGAAGGAATCTACATTTTTGAAAATTTAAACGCTCTTACTTTGGAATTGGATATTGCTCACGATACAGCTTTACCTGAACCAGAAGTTGATGGTGAATATTATGATGGTGAGGGAACAATCAAAATTGAGGTTAAGTTGAACCCAAACCAACCAATTGATGAAATTTTGGATTTAGTAATACCTGAACTTCATGAATTAGTTACTCATGAGGTTGTTCATTTTTTACAAGAAGAAAGTGGTCTTGAGTTCCCAAAAAAGATACCAAAAAAACCATTTAAATATTATTCCCAACCTCACGAGTTAGAGGCACAAATCAGAGGTTTTGAAGCCAAAAGTAAGACAACAAAAACTGAAATAAGAAAAGTTATGAAAGATTGGTTTAAAAAATATCCTCACAAACACAATCTTAAAGATAAAGAAGTTAATAAACTGATAAGAAAATTATTAGAAAATTACGGAAAGAATGACTAATTTATCTAGAATATTAAAACAGATTTTATCAAGAAACAAATGGGTTGATAGAGATACAACTTATACCTTCACCCAAATAGTTTTTAATGATGGGGTATATGAATTTTATATCGACGCAACTCAGTCTGATGATGTAACATTTTTGGCGTTAAACATATATGGATTTGGTGAAAAATTGATTTTAGCTGCGTTTGATATTTTAGATATTGAAGACACTGCCTATGATATGAAATTAAACCTTTCAGGTCCAAATAATTTGGAAGGTGAAAGATTATCGTACTCAATGTATCGCGTTAATGACAAGGATAAACAAAAAACTTTAAAGAAATTTAATAATTTACCCCTTATAGGTGCTGTGGTTAATAAAGATAATAATGATGTTATTTCATATAAAGTAGATGCTACGGATTTTTCTTTAGTTATAAATCCTGTAATAAAATCAATTGATTTTAATTTTAATGTGAATTTTGATAGTGAAAAATATGGTATATCAAAAAATGATGCTCAGAATAATATTTTTATTGACATGGTTAATAATTACATGAGCGGGTTTTTAGTTTCCCAATATGAAAATAAATTTATGACTGTAGATGATGAAGATTGGGCATTTCTAACATCAGTAAAGGTAATTTAATTACCTGAAAGTTTACTTATAACTTTTTGAATAAAAGTGGTTAAGATACTACCACCAATTAATACAACACCTGAAGCAATTATCCTACTTATAATCATTTTTAATGATTCATTTGGATTAACACCATCATATAATTGATAAATGTCGTGAAGTATTGGTAAAATAAATGCATAACTAACAATTGATGCGTTTGTTGATACGTTAATTTTAATTGTTCGTAAAAACTCTTCTAAAGCTCTTTTTAATTCTTCGGATTTGGAATATAATCTCTTAAAGATATCCATTAACCCTTCATCCTTTATTTTAGCAACAACTTTTCTAATAAAATCTGAGTTATCGTAATAATAATTTGATGCAATACCTAAAAGTAAAAGATATACTTGTTCTTGAGTTAAATCAGTTGATTGACCTTCTAACCAATTTTTTAGTGGAAGAATCATACCACCCAATGCAGCACCCCAAGTGATTAAAAATTTTGCGTTCAATCCCCAAACATTTGCGTTGGTGATTAGCATTTGTTTTACAGACTCAAACATTTGTTTAAGGTCTTCTGTAATATTTCCATTACCATTAGATTCACTTAAAATTAATTTGAGTTGACTCTCACTTATAAGATACTCCATACTTTAATAAATACTCCAATATATTTATAATCAAATGAATCCTAAAGTAAAAATTGGTGATAGACTAATGTTAGTCTATATGGAAGACGAATTAGACCTATCCACAAAAGATAAGGGTACTGTCACAAGTGTAACCCGAGACCCGTTTGAAACTGACGAATGTTACATTATTGGTGTTAAATGGGATAATGGTTCATCACTAAGTTTATTGTCTTGTAAAGATGTTTATAGACAAATAAAGGAAAACATAACCGAAAATGATGAGTATATTAATAGTAGGGATGAAGACCAAATGGATTTTTTGTTACAAAACCGTGACCTCAGAAAAAATTTCAATAGAGATTTAATTTTTAATTACTTAGATAAAGTTAGGGAATCAGGTGTTATTAATATGTATGAGGCACCAAAGTTTCTTTACTCGGGAAAAGATTGGATAGATAGATATTACGGTGAAAATCCACCAAATCAAGAATCTTTTGATGAAGTTCTTGAAATGGCGGAAGAAGTTAAATCAGAATTGATTTCGGGTGTTTTTAAATCTATTAAAGATTTGGAAAGTGATGATGATGATGAATATTTTAGAAATGTTGAAAGACTTGTTTTTAAGGTAGCTAACAGACTTTTTACATTTTGGAAACTATTCTACTAATTACACCAATCTTCCCACAAAATACCATTCAAATCTTTTTCTGATATAGTTGGATTACTGGTAAATCCTGCAACCATATCTTTAAATTCAGGTAGAGAAGAATAAAGTAGTGACCTCTCATTATCTGGCGAGTATGTGTTATCCACCAAATATTGAATGACGGTATTAGGTTCTAAGGTCAAAACTCCGTTTGCAAATCCTTTTGGTACCAAAACCGCATGGTCCTTATCAATTTCAAAAATGTATTTCTTACCAAAATCAGGTCTTGATTTATCAATACAGATTACAAAATTCATAATACGACCCCAAACAATTTTCATATATTTGGATTGTTCAAAACCACCTACTTGAAAGTGCATTCCACGAACAGTAAATGGTTCTAAACTAATACTTGTGTTTACCTGAACCCAATTTTTATCAAGACGTGAGTCTTCAATAACATTTGTACGAACACTACAAAAATTTCCCCGTTCGTCTTGAAAGGTCTTGTGTTCTATTAAAAAAGGTATTTCCATATTATTTTTTTGTGTCGTTGTGATTTACATTATTTGTATACCAAATTTGAGGGTTATAAGGTGGCGCGTAAGGGTTTGGAATGCCTATTGGGTAACTTGGATACGAAGGGTACCACGGAATATTAATTGATTGGTCATTTGTGAGAAGAATTACTGCTTCTTCTGTAGTGATTAACTTTCCATCTAACAATCTTTGTACGATGCTTGCCTTAGTTGGTTGTAAAGGAAGTGAACTTGTATCCATAATTTTTTAATTTGATAAAGGTGCTTTAATCTGAGAATAAGATTGATACCCAACTAAATTGAATTCAAATTCACCTTCTGAAATGTTACTTTCAAGTATTTCAATTTTTGGTAATTCAAACGGTTCTCGTGACATTTGTTCTTCAGCCTGTTCTAAATGATTTAGATATAAATGTGTATCCCCCAAGTTACCAATAAGATTCTCAGGTATCATATTAACCTCACGTGCGATTAAAATCAATAGTAACCCATAAGAAGCAATGTTGAATGGTAAACCTAAGAACGTATCTACTGAACGTTGATTCCACATTAAAGAGATTGCTCTTTTAGGAACAGGATATAGTTTATCAATTTCATCGTGGTCTACTTTAGCGGGAATACTAAAATCTAACGGGTCAAATACATCATAAGTTTTTGATGCTAAATCTAATCTCTCTTCTAAACTCAACTCTCTTGTATAAACTTGGAATCCATAATGACAAGGTGGAAGAACCATTTGGTCTAATTCACCTACATTCCAAGCAGAAACCATTAGTCGTCTTGAGTCTGGATTTGTTTTAAGGTCTTGGATTAGGTTTTGGATTTGGTCTACATAACCAAAAGTTGTTGAAGCAGATAAGCTTCCTTTAGCGGTTTGGTCTTGTCCAACCCACTTTCTCCATTGCTTACCATAAATTGGTCCTAAATCACCCCACTGTTTAGCAAACTCATCATCTGTTTTGATTTTATTGATAAATTCTTCTTGTGTGAATGGTTCAGTCAATGTTCTATTTTTCTTAGAATTTTCTAATAATTTGGTTTTACCAACATATTCACCTTTATTATATCTTTTAATATATGCTTTATAACAATCTCCATCCCAAATATGGCAATTATTATCAACAAGGTATTTGATGTTTGTATCACCCTTAAGAAACCACTTGAGTTCCGTTGAAAGAGTTTTGATACCCATCCTCTTTGTTGTTAACAAAGGAAATCCCTCGCTCATATTATGACGAATGGTGTAACCAAAAATAGATTTGGTGCCAGTACCAGTCCTATCTTTTTTTTCAATTCCGTATTCTAAGATAGTTTTTAAAAGTTCTTGATATTGTTTGTCTAAATTGTTCATATGTTAATCTTGTTTTGTCCCTAAAGCCCAAACTGAATCAGGAAATAATTCTTTTCGTAGTTTTAATATAATGTTTCTGTGCATTTGAAATTTATCTCCAATAACAGATTTATGTCCATTTAAAACTTCTTTGGTTATTTCATAATCCAATTTAGAGATTAATGCCGACTTCTCAATGTCGGTCATATTTTGTAAATCTATATCTAAATTATTCATCAATATTTCATTAAAATTTCTTTTATGGTTTCCTCATCCTCAATAGAAATTCTTAGACGGATGTCGGATAGTTTGTTACACATTTCTTGCCATTCAATTTCTAAGATGGATGGTAAATGATTTTCTGTTTCAGGCATAACTTATAATTTTTTAAATTCAGGTTTAATTATTTTCCAAATGTTTGGTGAGATGTCTTTACCATCCAACAAACCAAACATTAATGAAGGGTATGTGTATTCTTTGGCTAATCGTGCAAAAGTTCCTCTGTCACCACCATACTCTTTAACTTTGATTTGAATGTATCTAAAGAATGTTTTGTAGTCAGTATCAATTAAGTTGAATTGAAATCTAAGTTTCTCTTCATACTCCTTGATTTTATTGTAAAATTCATCAGGTACATCCTTAAGAAGTTCATCCATACTTCCACCATTAGATAAAACCTCCCACACCGCAGTGGTTGATAGGTTGGTCATAATCTTGTGAAGACGAACATATTCCTCAAACTTAATTTTCATCCTGAAGTTACCGGGTTGGAACCTCAAGACAAAACCTTCTTTGTTGGTCTCGTTCTTTTCTTTCAAAGACTTGTATAGTTCATCAGAGAAGTTGAAGTGTTGTTCAGTTTTTACCACATCATCTTCTTCAACACCGTTAGCATGTAGAACCATTTTTGCGGTAGTCCAATGTAATTCAGTGTCGTCAGTGGGATTCCATTTCCAACTTTCGTTCAAAACTACAGACAAAAAAGTTACCATTTCCTCACCGTAGTCAACAACAATACGATTTTCAGGGTAGATGATTTCTACCAAGTAAGCATATTCCTTTGACCATGAACCCAAGAAATACTTAGATTTAACAATCTCAAGACCTTTTATGGCTTGTTCCGAGACAAATGAACCACGAGTTGCCATAATCCACTGGTCCTCGTAGTTGAACAAAATACCCAAAGACCCATCCATCTTTTCTTGGATGTAAACATAATCGCCCTTGGAAGGAATTACATCCTTACCAACAACCTCTTCGTAGTTGAAGAATTTTCTAAATGGACGAACCAAGATTGTACCAGTTGTATCGTCAGTAACTAAACCTCTACATTGTGAGGTTACATCGTCCCATAGACTTTCGTACTGAACTTTTTCTGAGTAGTTCCAAATAGTTAACGGCAAAGTAGGGTGTACTTGTTTGTACAACAGTCCTTCTTCGTGGTATTTGTTTAGTATGTCTAACGAAAGTTCCATGAAACAAAGTTACTAATTATTTCTCAATCTGCATCAATGTATTTTGGATTGGTAGTCGATAAACCGGTACACGATTACCATTGATAGATTTATCTTGCATGATTTCGTAGAATCCTTCAGTACGAACTTGAACAGTGGGTACTTCGGTGAAAACCTGAATAATAGTCGGATTAGTCATGTTTTGAGACCCGTCATAAATCCTAGCGGTCTTAGTTGTTGTGTTAAAGTTGAGTATAATCATTATTAGTAAATTTAAAAAGTATCTTCCAAGAAAATTGCGTTTTGTGGTGACGCATATAAACCAAGAATATTGTAATCGTAGAATTCAATTGCGTCCTCTTCAGTCATATTATCACGGCTCATTAGTATTTCGTATATTTTTGATTTGGAATATACAATTCGATATCCATTACCGAATTCCTCCGCCATACCAACTATAGCATCATCAAGACCATCCAATAATATGGCTCCCTCCGCACGTTCTTTGATTTCTTCAATATCCATAGGACAAAGATAGTAAAATTGAATTATAAAACAAATGTGAGTATCAAAGTATTTATTAAGAAAGTAATCATATATGGCACATTTTGCAGTTTGGAGTCCTTCGGAAAACGAAAGAGAGAATATTTTAACACAACACAAAGAGTTGTATAATGGGTATCAAACCTTGAACCCCGCCGCTATGGATAAAATACAACCTCTCTATACCCAAGACTTTGCTAATGACAAAAGTGGTCTTACGGTCAATAATAGAGGAGAGGTTATGAAATACACTAACATGGGTATTAACGAATCAATCAACGAGGCCAATTCAATGTGTGAACAATGTGGTGGTGGTATGAAAGAAAATGTTTGTGAACAATGTGGTAGTGTTAACGAAGAAATGTATGGTCAAGACTTAGACACTGTTGAAGACATTGACCCAAAAGCTCACGTTGATTACATTGAAGAAGAAGGTGAGACTGATGAACAGTATGATTCTGTAGAGTCGGCTTATCAATTCCAATCTCACGGTCCTGAAGATGTTTACGGTACTTTACACGATTATGACCAAGAACACCCACATCACGATATTGATTCAATGGAGGATGTTGAAAGATACGACCCAAGTGATGATTTAGCAAATATGTTTGACGTATCAGATGGTTTTGCATTTAGAGATGAACCATCAGACACTTTCCAACACGATGCTGGTGACATTAATAGAATGGGTGATGAAGGTTTAGGACAAGACACCGAAAATGATATGG